GATGTTCACCTTGGATCCTGATGCTTAAGATGAGCTTGTTGCTCATACCAATGGTGAGGCCATCAAGGCTGCTTACCTGGAGCTTCAGAAAGCCGGACTGGAAAAGAAGTAGTCCAGATCATCTATAACAGAGGAGGGGTCATACAGGCCTCTCCTCTTTTTTTCTCTCCTAGTATTCATCCAAAAATCTGTATATTTATGGTTCCAATCATTGATCAGTTGTCTGAGAAATCCCTGCAGTATCTCGGCAAACTAGAAAAACTTCAGCAGGAGGGTTCTGAGTATAAAGGACGCAGATACAGTGCATTATCTATGACCAAGTACCAGAAGTTTCTGTACCAGAGAGCACTATATGGTCTGGATATATTCCAGCCAAATGAGTTAAAGGAGATGCATAGGGAGAAAAAACAGAGGATTTTGAAAGTCCACAAAAAGGCTAAGATCCTGGTTAATATCCTTAAGCAGGAAAAAGTGAATAAAATAGTAGGTGGATTTGCAGATCAGATGTTTCCTAAGAGTATCCTGGGATCAGAACTGTTCTCAGAATCTGAGCTGATTGATCCTGATTATCCTATTGAGTTAAGTCTTAAGGACTTGAAAATTGATAAAAGGGTAGTAGTTGACAAGTTTATCCAGGAAGGGATACTCCCTCCTAATTTTTATGAACTAATAACTGATCCTCATGGGCTACCACAACTTAAACAACGAAGAGATAGTATACCTATACATGTGTAATAGAATTACCATGTTAAAGTACCAGAGGTGTATAGAGAATAAAGGCTTTCATGTGAATGCTAATATTCCTTTACCAGGACTTGGGGATGTGAAGATCTTCAAACCGGTAGAACCTGATGCCATAGAAGAACTGAAGAAGTCAGAATTTTATAGGTGTGCTCGTGAGGTCAATAGTAAGTTAGAACCTATTGTGACCCTGATAAAAGAAAGTGAGGTAGAAATGTATGATCATCTTGACCAAATGTTTAAAGGAGTGGAGGCACTAGCATGAAATATGACTTTATAGTGAGTGATTATGTTACTCTTGTACTTACTCCAGAAAATCCTATGGAAGAGGAACTTCTCAAAACTTTATCCAGACAGGATAATGATATAGTGGAGTTCCGGAGTAGTATGAGCATTCTTAACAAAACAGTTAAAAATGGCCTGGCTCTTACAAGGAGGGGTATGATAAGAAAACAAGAGGGTGAACCAGAAATCCCTGAAGTAAATGATACAGAAAAAAAAGATCTGTAGTAATTGTAAAAGGAAAAGACCAATTTGGAAAAGAATTGAGGGGAAGGGGTTCTGTAGATACTGTGCTGGAGTTGCCAACACTAGTCAGTCCAAGTTTAAACCAACAAGGAAACAGAAACCCATCTCCCCTCGATCTTCTAAGAGGAAGGTTCAAGACAAAGAATACTCAAAACTCAGGAAAGAGTTCTTGGAAAAGAATCCTTTCTGTCAAGCAAGACTTTCTAAGTGTCAGACAAGAGCTAGTCAGGTCCATCATAAAAAAGGTAGGGGGAAGTACTATCTTGATGTGTCTACCTGGTTATCTTCCTGTGCTAACTGTCATCATATGATTGAGACGATGCCCTCAATGGCAAAAGCCCTGGGATTTTCAGAATCCAGACTTGCATGAAGTATAGAAGTCAGGAAGAACTTGTAGAAGGTTTTGTAGCAGGAGATATTCAAGGAGAAACTTATAGTAGAAGTATGTTTTTTGAGAAAAATGCAATTTATTCTTATGGATATCATTTCCCTATAGCAAAGAGAGTACTTAAACAAGATGGGTCTATACTCTATCTTTTTACAAGTCAGGGATATTCTAATAGTACAGCAAAACACAAGTCTATTGTAAGTAAAGGATTAATGTATAAGCAAGTTTTATACTGTGAGTTTATTCCCTCAGTAGCAGAATTTGATCTTTATGCATTATATAAGAATTTAGTACTAAGTATTGAAAAAGCAAAGAAAATAACAAGTAAGAAAGTAAGAACAAGACATACAGCTCTTTGTAGAAGAGACGATCTGTACCATGTGTATCATAATATGGAGAGGCTTACCCAAGTATTTTTTCCGGAGGAATCAATCGGTTTTGCAACAGGAATGATCTATTTACATGATATATGTTTACCGAGATGAAGAAAACCACAGAAATAAAAACAATTCAGGGAATAAAGGAACTGATTGAGTCTAAAGATGTTCAGTCAAGATACTTAGCTGCTTGTTTTTTGAGAGGTAATTCTCTTCATATAGAAGAGAGAATGGCAAGGAGTCTTCTTGGTAAGATTCCTATTATGGAAAGGATCAAATCAATATCCGATGCTTATGATGAGACCGGGGTTATAGAGTCAGATATCTTGCCTTTTTTAAACCCCAAGAACAAGTATCAGATATCACAAAATGGACAGGCCAAACTTCAGTATGGGATTCTAGCCCTTAATGAAGGATGGATACCAAATATCCTGGACAAAAATCAGAAGAAGTACTTTCCCTGGTTTGAGAAAACCTCTTCTGGTTGGCGGGTGAGTTCTTGTGCTGGTTGGGCTGATGGTAGTGCTGACGTGGGCTTCGGTCTTCACTATAAATCTGAGGAGCTTGCTCTATTTGGAGGAAACATCTTCCTTCCACAATATATAGAGTGGCTTCCTGAGTAGGTCATATTATTAATTCTCAGCTAGTTAGCGAGTGAATTCTTATACTAATTGGAATGATGATAATGCTAACATGAGCTTCAGTCTCCACTTCTTTATGTGTAGTATGATCTTACCTCTAGGTAAAAGACAAACATTAGTAACAAGAGCTTTGGTACCAAAATCTTTGGGAAGAAGATCTTAAGTGAAGTGAATCTATGAAAAGAGTTGGAAATCTTTACTCAAAAATATGTACTATAGCTAATCTCAAGTTAGCAGATTCCAAAGCTAGACTGGGAAAGTCCAGACAGTATGGAGTGATTCTCCATGACAAGAATAAGGAAGACAATATCATAAATCTTTATCATGTTCTGAATAAGAGAGAGTACAAGACCTCTCTTTATACGGTTTATACAATTTCCGAGCCTAAGAAAAGAGAGATTTATAGACTTCCTTATTATCCTGATCGGATAGTTCATCATGGAATAATGAATATTCTAAAGCCTATATTCCTGTCCATTTTTACAGCAGATACCTACAGTTGTATAGAAGGTAGGGGTATACATGGGGTTTGGAGAACTTTAAGAAAATCTCTTTTGGATGTCCAGGGAACAACTTACTGTCTAAAACTTGATATAAAGAAGTTCTATCCTTCTATAGATCATGATATTCTGAAAGTTCTTCTTAGGAAAAAGTTCAAAGATCCCAGGCTCTTATTACTTCTAGATGAGATAATTAACAGTGCTCCGGGTATACCAATCGGAAATTATCTTTCACAATACTTGGCCAATTTCTATCTTACTTACTTTGACCATTGGATTAAGAGTAGTTCAGGGGGGGGTAAAATACTATTTTAGGTATTGTGATGATATAGTTATCCTGGGATCAAACAAGAAGGAGTTACATGATCTTTTGGTAAAAATTAAGCAGTATTTATGGAATAATCTAAAACTTCTGGTTAATTTCAATCATCAGGTATTCCCGGTTAGTTCCAGAGGAATAGATTTTGTGGGGTACAAGTTTTATCATACACATATTCTTCTCAGAAAAGGAATAAAGAAGAGGTTTATAAAGATGGTAAAGTACAGAAAGAACAGAGCATCTCTTAATTCCTACAATGGATGGCTTAAGTATTGTGATAGTAAGAATCTAAGAAAAAAGTATTCAGTATGAAGACAAATCAGAACTATAATTCTTTAAAAGAAATGGTTACAAGTAAAGATCCGCAGTCTATGTATCTTGCTGCTACTATTCTTCGTGGGACTAGTCATTGTCTTAATAAGAGATCTGCAAAGTCTCTTCTGAGCAAGATTGATCTTGTTAGTAGGATAAAAGACTACCAGGATATTTGTGAAGAAGGTGGATTTGAAGAACTTACTTTAGAACACTTCTCTTTTTTACCTGAGGATCAGAGAAAGAGACAGTTTGCATTACATAGAATTAACAATATATCCACTATTCTAAATGGTGAGTGGATTGCTGACTTCAATAATGGTGATCAGAAGAAGTATTATCCTTGGTTTAAGAAGACTACCTCTGGCTGGGTGCTGAATGTTGGGATTTCCTTCACTCGTGCCGTTTCTAACCGTCCGGGTGGCTGCTACTTTGAGACTGAAGAAAAGTGTAAATTTGCTGTTTCTACTTTTATGGATGTATGGATAGATTACTTAGATTAAGCTTTTATACTACCTCTAGCTAGGTACTGAATGATGTGAATTACAATCATGACAATTCTAACCATCCAGGTAGCTACTACTTTGTCTACAAATAAGTATAAAGCTTTGGCTCTTGCCAGAAAATGACTGAACAGAGAAGGACCTTAGTAAGGAAACTGGAAAGGACCTTAATACAAAGTACTATGAAAAAAGATAAGAATCAGATTCAGGATGAAAGCAGAAGGTACTCTTAAATATCCTTCTCATGATGACAAGAAAATTCCAGTTACTGTCTATACTCTTCAGTGTAAGGAGGTGTATAAGGCTGAATCTCAGAATGATGCTTCTAGATATTTACTTGGGATGTATAATCTTCCTAGAAAAAGTATTCAATCTATGATTTCCCAAATCATTCTTGGAAAAGGTAGAAGAAAGCAACCAAAATTCAATAACCACCTTATCTATAAATTAGGTTGTCCTTGTAAAGTTTATGTAAAGCCAGTCAAGACTGATGGATATTTGGTAAGTTGTTTTGATAAGGAAAGTATGAATCAGATGTATTTTCCTAGTATGGAGATGGCTGCTAGATACTTGAGATGTTCTGCAACTAGTATTAAAAGAGCTCGAGGATGGAACTATCCTTTTAGGAAAAGGTATATAATTAAGGTAACTTATGAAAACAAGAAACATAGTGCAAGATGAGGCATTAGAAGCAATGTCTAAAGTTGAGAGAGGCACTATAGCTGTGTCAATGCGGGTTGGTAAAACTCTTGTAGGGCTCAGACATATGGACAACCACTACTCAGATACTTTAAGGGTTCTGGTAGTTGCCCCGAAGTTGTCTATATTCCAGAGCTGGAAAGATGATGCTGAGAAGTTTGATCTGGTTCATTTATTGGATCATATCACATTTACCACATATCTTTCCTTGACCAAACAGACTTTGGATTATGATATAGTTTATCTGGATGAGTGTCATAATTTATTGTATAATCATGATGAGTGGTTGTCTAACTTTAAGGGGAAGATTGTAGGATTGACTGGTACTCCTCCAAGGGTTCCTGTATCGGAGAAAGGAAAGATGGTAGATATGTACTGTCCTATTGTCTATAAATACATAGTCAAAGAAGCAGTAGCAGATAAGATCCTAAATGATTACAGGATCATTATACACAACCTTTCATTAGCTACAGATAATACACTCAAAGTAGAAGTCCGGGGGAAATCCTGGTATACCTCAGAGTTAAAATCTTATGAGTATTGGAGTGGTAGACTGGACAATGCCTCTACTGCCAAGGAACAACAGATTATGTCTATTATGAGAATGAAAGCTCTTATGGGATTTCCTAGTAAGGAGGTAATTGCAAAAGAGATATTTTTTAAGTCTGAGAATAAATGCATACTCTTTGCTAATACCCAGGAACAAGCAGACCGGTTATGTCCTTATAGTTATCATAGTAAGAATCCTACTTCTGAGGAGAACCTTCAGAAATTTAAGAGTGGGGAAATAATCAGACTTTCCTGTGTATTACAGTTGAATGAGGGCATTACAATCCCTGAATTAAAGGAAGGGATTCTTCTTCATTCTTATGGGAATAATACCAAAACTGCTCAGAGGATAGGTAGAATGCTTTCTCTGAACCCAAAAGATACAGCAACAGTTCATATCCTCTGTTATAGGGACACAGTTGACACCCGGTGGGTGGCAAGTGCCTTAGAGGACTTTGATGAATCAAAAATCACTTATGTTGAATACTAAAAACCAATAATAATTATGACTAAACTAAGCAAAGAAAACCCCTTCCAGATACTGGAGGACACATCTCTTACAGGACCCAGATCTATGAGTCCTGAGATAATGAACTATCTCAAAGAAAGTCTACTGGCTCTTCCTGTGGATAAATTTAAGAGTGTATTTGTTCCTGGAACACAGATTCCTAATAAACAAACAGTATCTTACTTGGTAAGTAAACTGAAGTCAGAATTCCGGGAGAAGTACAAAACCATGAAATCCTGTGATTATGCTTGTAGGGCAATTCAGGATATGAATAAAAAGTACAAAGGAACAAGTATCTGGAGAATTAACTAAATTTGTAAAATTATGGCTAAGAAAAAAGAGTTTAAGATAGGTAAGGTATACTGGCTTCCTTATAGAGGGCCTATAAAGGTAAGTCATGTTGGGGATGATTCTTATGGAGGAGTGTATCTTGAAGGAGTTATAATGAGAACTTCTCCAGATGGTGGTAAAGCTTCTATACTTAAAGTAAGGGAGAATACTAGTTCTTGCATAGAGGTAGATCCCAGGAAAATGCTTGCTGACTACAACAAAGTATTTGCCAAGGCCTACTTTCCAAAACTCAAGAAAAAGAAGGTTAAATCTAAACCTAGGAAAAATGCAAAGAGAAAAACCAAGACCAGGAAGAGGAGATGATCCTCTCCTGGTTAAGTTCAATCCTCAGTGGCAGGATGAAGAAGAAGTCATTGTTAAAGAAAAGAAAGATAGACAGAAGTCTATTGTTTTAATTAATGATGATTTCAATTCTTTTGATCATGTCATTGAGTGTTTAGTCAAGTACTGTAAACACTCGGTTCATCAAGGGCACCAGTGTGCTCTTATCGTCCACAATAATGGTCGGTGTGATGTTAAGAGAGGGACTTATGACAAGCTCCTACCTATTTGTGAAGCACTCCTTGAGAACGGCCTAACTGCTGAGATTGAGGAAATATAAAGAAGTTTGTGGTGTAGCTCAATTGGTAGAGCACCAGTCAGTTCTGAACCCATTTCTGACTGGAGGTTGCTGGTTCGATGCCAGTCATCACAACTAAAACCAATAATAATTATGCAAGTAACCTATAAACCAATTGAGAAGAACACAGGGGAGTTCCCCAGATTGATGGTAAGTAAGTACGGACAAATTGTACTTGTAACCAAGAGCAATGATAAGAAGGAGGATGGTTCTGCTTCTGCAACATATGTAACAGTATTACACGATAAGAAAAATCCTAGCTCACCGGATATAGGTAAGACCTGGGAATCTGATGTAAGTGGTGAGGACTACAATGCATTACCTAAAGGAACCTCAATAGAACTTGTCAACTAAGGTCTTAATAATTCACAATCCTCTTAGAAAAGATCGCTGGGAGACCCTTGAGAAAGAACTGAAGGAGCAGGGTATAAGTGATTATGCCCTGATGCCTTCAGTACATACTTCTAAGAAACCTGTGGTAAACATCTCCCAGGCACATAAAAACTGTGTTAGATGGGCTAAACAGGAAGGGTGGTCTGAAGTAAACATCTGGGAGGATGATATAAAATTTACATCTGAAGGATCTTACCAGAGATTCCTTAACCTTAAAAAGGATCTACCAGTTGACTGGAATATCTATTTATCGGGAGTATATGAAGGTAAGATATATCCAATCACAGAAGAACTGGCCCAAGTCAGAGAATTCAGTGGACTTCACTGTTATATGGTAAGTCACCGGTTTTATGATACTTTTCTAGGAGCTGATGAGAATACTAACCTGGATAAGTGGATAGGGAGTAAAAGACACGGGAATTATCTTAGTCATCTATGCTATCCTATGGTTGCTATTCAACACGATGGATTCAGTGATAATATCAGAATGAGCACTAATTACAATCACAGATTAATTAACAAGTATAAACTATGGCAAAAAGAATAGAAAGTATCTTTGATATACCATTACACAAAGTATGTAGCAAAGATGATATCAGACCTATCATGACAAAGGTTCATTTCACAGATAAGTATGCTTATGCAACCAATGGTTTTATGGCAGTAAGAATGAAAATGGATGATCTTCCGGTTTGTCTGAACTTTGCATCAGTTCCTTGGTATATTTACCAGGAACTTTATCAGAAAAACAAGAGGGCTTATGTTCCTTTTATTTATACCAAATGTATTATAGGAATAGAAAAGGGGGTTGATTGGAAGTATGAACCAGAGGAGACAGATCTTCCCTCCCAGAAGTTTGTAAACTCTATTGACAAACTTATAAAAGAGAGATTGGTCAAGACAAGAACTAAGATTATTTGGGATAAGAGCATAAGTATTAATCCAAAAGCTCTTCTTGCTTGTCAGGAAGTCCTTGGGTTTGATGATAAGGAAGGTGCTCTTATATGTACTTTTAAGTCAGCAAAAGATAGTGTACTTCTTACTTTTAAGGAGTATTCAGTATCAGAAAGAGTTGCTATAATAATGCCAAGAATCAAAACCTGATGATACTAAGTGGACATATAGAAAGCAGAGATTACAAGAAGGAGGAAATCATTGAGGGTCTCCGGGTTATAAGATTTGATTGGCAGAAGAAAAGTCTCTCAGTAGGTACCCTAACTCATCTGGCTACGTCTGGGAATTGGTATTTCTTAAGAGAAGATACTGTACAGGGGGAAGAGATTATGGAACTGGATAGATTAGCTTATCCGGTCTTTGTTCCTTTTCCAACAGATGGTCCTGAGGTAAAAATAAAGTATCATCAGTGGATGCCCATTATTAGGAATGATGAACTGGATAAGGGAGTTATAGTTGAGGCTAAGATAAGTCCTACCCCTTTTTATTCCGGTCACTCTGCCTTACAGTGTAGACTCTGTAGTAATGATTTTGAGGGATATCCCAAGCAGAAGCTCTGTAAGGAATGCTGTGAGAAACAATCAGTTGCTTTATTAATTCCTAAGAAGAGGTTTCATCTTGCTGCAACTACAAGAAAGGATTTGTATAACAGAAGTGATATGTGTAAACTTGTAGAAGAATTTACCAGAGAAATGGGAATGGACCAAAGTGTCTTTCCTGTCTGGCTTACCAGAAAAGAACAACAAAAAACAGAAGAAGATGAGGAAGGGAAAAGTTAAATTCTTTAACCAGGACAAAAAATACGGGTTCATCACTCCTGATGATGGTGGACCTGATATATTCACTCATGTAAGTGGGTGCATAGATAAGATTAAGATGGATGATAGGGTTCTCTTTGACGAGAAATCTAGTCCGAGAGGGGCTTCTGCTATTGGTGTAATACTGGATCGTGGAGAAGACTCCTAATGGTATAGATTATAGTTGGCATCTTACCAAAAATAATGTGTCTAAATATCAACTCTTCCCTATTTTAGGATGCCACCTCGATAGTGATGTAAGGCATGCAATGAGTTGGATACATAAAGAAAAAGGTATTGTAAGGATATATGTAGAGTGGAAAGAAGCAGATCAAAATACTGAGCCTCAAAAACTTCCAGATAGAGTTATAGTAAAGACTCAACATGGTGAACTTGTAGAACTAAGAAGGAAGATAGAAGAGCTTGAGAAAGAAAAGAAAGTACTAGAGAAAGCTGTTGGAGAGAAGTTTAAGATCCATTTTTCCAAAGAGGAAATGGACCAGTTCAAAAAGGATCAGTATGTAACTTCTCTAAAGAATGAAATCACTAACAAGAATAAGAAAATAGCAAACCTGGAGAAAGATATCCAGAAGTTTAGGAATGAGATAAGTCAGTTAGTGATCAGGCTCAATTCTAACAAAGCCACAACTCAGCAAGATGGGGAAGAAGCAAAAGATAACATGCTTCATATACTCCTGAAGAAGGAGAATGGTAAACTCACCAATGCTATGAGTGGTGGGGATATCAGGTATACAGACTTTGTCAACTTATTAGAAGAAGGTCAGGTAGTAGATGCCTTCTTTGATGCTAATACTGAGAATAAGACCTTGGCTCAACTGGCCAAGGCCCATAAGTGTGTAAGACTACTAGCCCCAGAGATGGGGTACAGTTTTGAAGATCTTAAACTCGAAATTAAGAAGAAAGCTGGACTCTGTGTCAAGAAAGAACTTGAAGGAGAGATGTATATAATATGCAAATCCCTAAGCAAGTGCAGTGTAGAAGAACTTGGTCTATTTATCCAGGCCTGTATAGAAGCAGGAGATCTGGTCAATATAAACCTTAGGTAGGACTAGCTCCTTCCTCTGGAATTTCTACCTCTTTGACTTTATCCTGGTCTTTAGCAGAGACTTCTAGCTCATTTATGATAGACAGTACTGTCTCCAGGTTATAAGCCTCGGGATGGGTCTTTAAATCGACCTCCTTGTCTTTTATGATTTGCATATGCTTTATGAAGTCTTTTTCTTCATAGTGACTAGCAAGCCATATTAATAAGACTTGGAGTCTTCCATAGAAGTACCCACTGACTTTGATGTCAATGAGTGAATCTGGTTCTATTGCTCTGGTCTTTATCATGGAGCAAATTTAAACTTAAAAAGTGTAATATGAAAGTAAATCTTAAAGATTTAGAGAACTGGTATGACAACCTCAGGGTACAAAGATCAAATCTTCATACTCTCTATGAAAAAAAGGAGTATCGAGTCTTAAATGAGGTTCTTAACTTTCTGGAGAAGACTATTAAGGATCTGGAAATTAGAGAAGAGTGTATTATCGAGATCAAGACTAAGAGAATCCCCAAAAAGAAGGTTAAAAAAGGAAGCCTGGCAGAGATAGGTTATCTCCCCCGGGTAAGGTTTCATACAACTCATCAGATACCATGAGTGTAAATATTCAGGATATAAAGTCCAAGTTGTATGAAAGACTCCGGCCTTCCGGTTGGGCCGACAAGCTCAAGGCATTTCTATTATCAGAAGATATGGATAAGCTCTTGGAATACCTAGCAAAGGAGTCTCGGGAAGGAAGAAGATTTACTCCTCCTCTTAAACTTGTCTTTAGGGCTTTTGAGGAGTGTAAGTACTCGGACCTGAGAGTTATTATGTTACTTCAGGATCCTTATCCTTTCGTCAATTGTGCTGATGGGATAGCTACTTCATGCAGTTTGATGGAGAAAGCTCAACCTTCCTTAAGATTCATGTTTGAGGAGATAGAGAGAACTGTATATAAAGGGGATCCTTATCCTTACAAGGACCAACTGGATCTTAAAAGATGGTCTAATCAAGGAGTACTGATGCTAAACTGTGCCCTGACTACCACGGTAGGTAAGATAGGTCAGCATTATAATATCTGGCAGCCTTTTATGGCATATCTCTTTGATGTCCTCTGTTTTACTAATACCGGTCTGGTATATATATTTATGGGTAAGAAGGCTCAGGAGTGGTCTGAATCCATTCCGGATGTGAACCACAAGATCTTTACAGTGCATCCCGCAGCTGCTGCTCATAATAGACAGGAGAAGTGGGATTCTGGGGATGTATTTCAAAAAGTGAACAATATACTAATTGGTCAAAATGGAACTGGAATAACCTGGTAATCATGACAGAAGAAAGACTAAATAAGATAAATAATCTGGTTAGAGATTCAAGAGCTCTCAATGATCTCAAAGATAAGCTTAATCAGATAAATTTCAGAGCATATCCTTTTGAACTGAAGCAGGGAAGTTCTACTATGGTTAGGATTGATGAATTTGCAGACACATGCCCTATCTATATGGACCGAGAGTTTCAGACAGAACTTAGAGAGATACTGGAAGGTGCCATTGATCAGTGCATTTCCAGGATAAAAAGTAGAGCTAATGTCCTGAGAATGGGGTTTGGAGAACAATAAAACTAAGAACTATGGGAAAGAAATTGCTAAACTGGATTAATTGTTATATCTTCGGATACCATCACTGGACCAGTAAGGTTCAGGAAGGACTTCCTTGTGAGTTTAGTCCAAGACCTGCAGATCATGAATGGACTAAGGAAGAGATAGAAAAAGAGTTCTGGATCTATGCCAGGATGTATTGCAAGCACTGTCGTAAGATGTCTAAACTAAATAAAGTATAAGATGATGGAGACTATACCAATAATAGTACTACTGGCAGCTCATTTTGTGGGAGACTACATATGTCAGACCCCAGAGATGGCTGCTAAGAAGAGCCGGGGGATACTTTGGTTAAGCATTCATTCTGGTATGTATAGTCTTATGCTATCTATGGGCTGGCTTTTTGTAGCTTTGATGGTTATAGCTCATAAACCTGAGGAGTTTAACCTTATGAGATTTATAGCAGTATTACCCTTGACTTATCTAAGTCACTGGATAGTGAAATACTTCTCTTCCCGGCTTATAGCCAAATTTGAGAGAAATCGGGAGCATACCAACTCTTTCATGATTTTAGGGATAGATCAGTTTCTCTGTCAGTCCCTCTTAGTAATAATTTATAAACTATTCATATGAAGAAGATGACCTTTTTCCAGTTCTTCCTGTGGAGGAAGAGCTTTGCAGTAGTTCACAGTTGGTTCCTGATCATCTTTACCCTGGTGGTATTGTTTGATCTGTTCTTTGTATGGGAACTGGTCCCGGAAACTCCATGGGTAGCTTTATTCCTTGTAGGAATCAATGTTGGCAACTTTGTAGGGACCTGGGTGACTTTTAAAAGACTCAGGAGAAAGGGGTCAATATGATCTCTGTAATCCTGGTTTGTCTGGCTGCTATCTGTAATGCTGTCATGGATACCCTGGCCCATCATTTTTATGTGAGTATCTTTAAAGACAAGAACCCCAAGTTCTGGAACCCGGACATAAGTTGGAAAGAGGCTCAGTATGCACCACTTACAAGGTGGAAATTTGATGCATGGCACCTATTCAAGAGTATTATGATCATTCTCCTATGTATTGCTATATGCCTTAGTCCTTCCTGGATAGATTCTTGGTTGGATAAACTGGTATATCTGATTTTGCTAGGGGTAGTGTGGAATGTAGTATTTTCCTGGTTCT